GGAGCAAGGTCTGAAAAAACCTGGTGGCGCAGCCAAACGACTACTGGATGTGATCGACCGGAAAGGAATTGCGGTACTCGGTTGAAATAAGGTACTGAATACTACAGGAAACAGACTATCCCGATCAGTGCAAGGTCGGAGTTTTTTTATCGAGTCGAACTATTGACTTTACGGGTAGAGGCTGTTGTCAATTATCATCCCCCTTTTTCTTCGCTTTGCTTCAAAACCCTTGTAAAATAAGCATTTAAGCCACTTTCTAATTTCATTTAGGTGCAATAAAATGTACCAAAAAGCTTGGTTTGTTGTACCCAATGTTGTACCTTTGTACTCAGTTGCACCGCATTGCACAACCCTGTAAATAGTTAGATATGGCATCAATCAAATTAATACTTCGTAATGATAAAGTTGGTAAAACAGGCGAAGCCCCTTTGTACCTCCGACTTATCAAAGACCGCAAAACAAAATTCATTTCTTTAGGAGTTCGCTTACAGCCTAATGAATGGGACGAAGATAAACAAAGAGTTAAAAAGAATCATTCAAACTCTGCACGAATTAATGCACTGTTGGCTCAAAAGGTTGCAGAAGCCGAAGGACAGGTTGCAGACCTGGAGAGAAAGAAATCACAGCCATCAGCCAAGAAATTAAAAGAAGCCATCAAAGGCAAGGCGGCAACAAACTTTTTTGAATACAGCTATGCAAGATGCGAGAAGCAGAAAACAACTCTATCCCCTGCAACCTACCGCAACTATGTAAAGTACCTCAATAAGTTTGAAACCTTTATGGGTACAAAGGAAGTTTACTTTGAAGACATCAATGTAACCACGCTTAAAGATTATGCGAACCACTGCTCAAAGAATCTAAACAATAACAACACCACCATTCACTATTCTTTGACTATCCTTTCCATAATGTTCAAGGAAGCACAGCGAGAAGATATTATCCCGGTTACTTTATACCCTTTTGATAAGTTCAGAGTAAAGAAAGAAAAAGGCAAACGAAACTACCTGAGCAAAGACCAGCTTGAAGCCCTCATAGCTTTAGAAGTACCGCAAACAGGCAAGGCACAAGTTTGTAAGGATATGTTCTTATTTTCTGTTTATGGTGGTGGTTTGCGTTTCGGTGATATGGTAGAACTACAATGGAAAAACTTCAACGCAGCAGACAACAGAATTACAAAGGTCATCCGCAAAACAGGCAGGCAGCATAGTTTCAAGCTCGGCAGTTTAGCCATTGAAATTTTGAACAAGTATAAAACAGACAACAATCAGCCGGAAGATTTCATCTTCCCGCTTTTGGAATACAGCGACCAATATTTCAAGGACAATTTTTTCAGAACAAGAGAAACCGAAAGGCACAACGCACTTTGTAATTTCCACCTCAACAATTTTGGCAAAACACTTGAACTGCCCTTTTCATTATCATTCCACCTCAGCCGTCACACATTCGCCACCAGAGCATTAAACAACGGTATGAGAATTGAGCACGTTTCAAAATTGATGGACCATTCCGGTATTGGCATTACACAGGTGTATGCCAAAATCATCAATGAAGAATTAGACAAGGCAGTAGATGAATACATAGGATAAAAACATTATTTTTTCGCATTATATGGCAACACTTTCAGACAATCAGATCAACGCCCACATCGACAAGCTGCTCAACTTCGTTGATGGCTTGCCTTTGGGCGATAAAGGCAAAGCATACATCAGGGCAAAAATTATAATTGATTTTTTGGACACTTGGCAATTTGATGATGAAGCCAACGGCTTCACCATTGATGAATACCTTGCCAATCCTTCAAATCCACGATTTACAGACGTGCAAACCACCTACGGCATAAGAAACACCGCCCAGATTAAAAGGTGGACAGAAGGCTTTAAAACAGCCCTAAAAAAGTCAAGGGGAATGGCATTAGATAAGCATCTAAAAGAGTTAGACAAACTACACCCAGCCCTCAAAGCTGCAAGGCTTTCAAAAAGCCTGGCAGCCATTACCCGAGGAGAACTATTTGACAAGTACGGCATCCAGTCCATTAAAGACCCGGAATGGAACAACCAGCTCAAAGAAATTTTAGGTGCTGAAATCACCTTTTCAAAAGAGCAAGCCGAACTACTTACAAAAGCTCCCGACCCCATACAACAGCAAAACAATGATGAAGAAATTTTCATCGTAGAAGAATTGGAAAATCGCTTGGCGATTGAAGCAGTAGAGTACAAGCGAAAGATTGATGACCTTTGGGAAACCCACAAATTCGACCCCCATTATTTTGGAAATTTTATTTCCGGTCCTTTGCTCAATGAGTTTTCAAAATCCATCTATGAACGCATCCGCCCATTGAATAATCAGGAAATAAACAGATACCTCAGCTTATCCCTGCAGCAATTCAAAACCCATACACCACCAAAGCGGCACAAAGCATTTTTGCTCAACTATCATAACACCTACTGGTTTCCGAATGTGATGGAATACAAGGGAGAAGATTATGCAGATAAATACGCCACCCACGTATGGAAGCACTACACCAACAACTTTCATTTATTCAAAGAAGCATTTCAGAAAATATGCGATGACTTTAAAGCCGGACTTGTTGGCACTAATGAAAATGTAAAACCTACTATTACAGATGATAATTTCAAAATCTTCATCAAAGCTTTAGAATACAATTATCCTTTATACGATGCACCGATAAGTGCCTATCATCAATGGAAATACAATCTTTCATATTTAAAGAAAGAAGTATTAAGCAATCTCATTCACTTAGACCAGTCTGCAAGAAAGCCATATATCAACCGCTTAAAGTTTGAACTCAATGAAGAATTGCAGCACGCCCAAACCACACAGGAAGATTTGATAAAGCTGTATGATAAATATGAAACAACTGAAGTACAATTGCTTCGCAATCGTTCTTATGAAAACCCATTTCATATTGCTCTTTATGATGAACCGCCAAAGTTTAAAGACACATTTGAAGAAGGCTTCAACTCTGATACAGAAAATATCCAGTTCACTTTTTACAATTTTCATTATGGCCAAATAATCACAGAAGCAATCAGCTTTCTGAACGAACAAGCCTTTGAATATGGCTTTGGCAGTAAAGATGAACTCCCACCACCACCAATCAAGACAAAGCCTTCGGCTTTATCTTTCAATTATATCCACTATAATAATGGTCAACCAAACATTACCTATCTGATGGAATCATTAAAGCGTTCCGCTTTAATTCATCAGGAAACAAAGATTGGAAATTTCAGAAGTGTTTTTTCAGGCAGACCAGTAGAGCAAAAAATCATCTGGACAGGCAATATTTCGGAATTGGCTCACTTTATCAAAACCCTGCACAACACAGCCAAGAAAGTAGAAGATACCAAGCAGAAACAATGGGAAATTACCATCAACTGTTTTGAAATGGCTGATGGCACAGAACTAACCAAAGAAAAACTCAGAACACAAAAAGCACCTGCCCGTGCGTCCATCATTGAAAAAGCGGTCAATATTCTCTGATTTGCACTCTACACCTTCTCGAAACTTTTAAAAATCTTTCATCCAATACCAAACGCCAGGCTTAACAGCTTGGCGTTTTTTTTGGCACACTCTACACTCTGCACCATACTCTAAACCCTTGTTAGTAAAGAGTTTTAGCCTCTCTATGCTGCACAAATTTGCTTCCGAAATCATTCATAAACATCAAAATTTTCAAAACAATGGAAGCAGTAATCTTACCAAAAGAACAGTATCAAGAACTGTTGAAGCGAATGGACGAAATCAAGTCCGTTTTAACCGAAAAACAGAAAGACCCCAAAGACCTCTTTCTGGACAACCAAGAATTTCTTCAGCTGATGAATGTCAGCAAGAGAACCGCTCAAACGTGGCGTGACGAAGGCATCATTTCATTTTCACAAGTAGGCAGCAAAATCTACTACCGAATGAGTGATGTACAAAAGCTACTCGATAGCAACTACAACCAAGCATTTAAAAAGAGAAAGTAATCAGTTTAATAACCCTGTAAAAATTAGAAAAAATGGCAACAGCATCAATATTTCAGAACTATGTGCATTTGGTAGAACACAAGTCACTTATCATCATCACCAAACAAATTCAAGAAGGCAAGTACAAAGAGCAGGTAGAAGCAATTCGCAAGCTCATTGCCGAAGGACAAGAAAAAGAAGCCGATAAACTCAAAAAACAACTCCCGGCTTTCACCCCATCAGGCACTTTTGAAAGTGGTCGTAAGGCTGAATTGCTTACGCAATACAGCGGATTCGTAATCTTAGACTTAGACAAATTAAGCCCCGAAGATTTAGAAAGGGCAAAAAGTTTGGTCGCTTTAGCTCCCTACACTTTTGCCGCTTTTATCAGCCCAAGTGGCAACGGCTTAAAAATTATCGTACCTGTAAACAGCACAGCAGAACATCACAAATTAGCGTTTCAGCAGGTTTCCGATTATTACGAACAAGCTTTGCAGCTTGTCGTTGACTCTTCAGGCAAAGACGTTTCACGCCTTTGTTTTATGTCTTACGACCCTGATTGCTGCCGCAACATCAATGCAGAACCGTTCAATGTAAACATTGAAACGGCAGCAGAAGAACCACCCAAAAAGGAAAAGCCAAAGGCAGAGCAAGAACCAACCAAGCCAACAGAAAGCAGTGATGAAAATACCGACTGGCTCGAAGTATTCGGCAAGTGTGTGGACTTTACTGAACGTAAAGCCACCTACACCGAAGGCAACCGAAACAACTTTGTGCATCTATTGGCTTGCAACTGCAACCGTGCCGGAATACCCGAAAACATAGCCCTTGGCTATATTTTACAACATTTCGACCTCGATACCGAAGAAGCAACCCCCACCATTCAGAGTGCCTATAAAAACAATGTTGCAGACTTTGCAAAGTTTGCAGACTTTGCAAAAACTACAGAAGCAACCCCACAATCAAAAGACGAGCTTTTGATGAATATGCCCTTTATCCCTGATGAAGTGTACCCATTACTGCCCGATATTTTGAAAGAAGGCTCCAGAGTATTTGAAGACCGCAGAGAAAGAGATATTTTTCTCACAGGTGCATTGAGTATCATTAGTGGCTGTATGCGAAATGTAGTGGGCTTATACCGTGCCAAAGAACACTATGCTAACTTGTTTGTGTTTATCATTGCCCCTGCCGCAAGCGGCAAAGGGTCACTGACTTTTGCCAAAGCATTAGGCGATAAATTTCACGATAAACTGGTAGCCGAAAGCACCGAAAAGCTAAAGATTTACAAGATTGAATTACAAGAGTACAAGCGTAAACTCAGCGACAAAAAGCAAGACATATCAGAATTAGAGCCACCCGAAGAACCACCTTTTAAAGTACTCTATATCCCTGCCAACAACAGCAGTGCAAGAGTAATCCAACACCTCAAAGAAGGAGACGAACAAGGCATATTTTGCGAAACAGAAGCCGATACAATGGGAGCAGTTCTAAAACAGGATTGGGGCAGTTATTCCGACTTGCTTCGCAAGGCGTACCATCACGAACCCATTTCATACAGCCGGAAAACAAACAAAGAATGGGTAGAGTTAAAAAAGCCTCGTTTATCCGTAGCATTGGCAGGAACACCAGGTCAGGTTGAAAACTTGATTAAGTCGGCAGAAGACGGCTTATTCAGCCGCTTCATTTTCTACACCTTCAAATCTGAAATAGTGTGGATGCCTGCAAGCGATACCTTAAACGGTATCAACTTGACAGCACACTTTGAGAACCTTTCAGATACGGTCCTCAACTTCGTTGAGTTCCTTCAAAGCTATGAAACTGTTCGTTTCAAGCTCACACCTGAACAATGGGACAAACTCAATGTATATGGTGATGATTGCCTCAATACATTGGCAACCTTTGTAAGTGAAGACCTTTCCAGTACATCCAAGCGTTTAGGGCTTATTCTTTATCGTGTGGCAATGATTATCACAGCCCTTAGGTATTTTGACAATGGCGAACTTTCACCGGAACAAATCTGCTCAGATGAAGATTTCGACATTGCCTTAAAGTTGGTCAAAGTTTATCAGGAACATTCCGTTTTTATGTTCAAAGAACTACCCAAGCAAGCCACCGTTACCGACAAATTGCTAAAGCAATTCTTTGAAAAGCTCCCAACTTCATTCAGAAGAAAAGAAGCAATAACCCTTGCCGAAGCTGAATTAGGTATCAAAGAACGCACCGCAGACCTTTATTTATCTAAGTTAGTGGCGTTCAAATGGATTGAGAAAACCCGGAATGGCATCTATCAAAAAATGAAATCGTAAAATCACTTTGCAAGTTTTGCAATCTTTGCACACTCACTTTCGCTAAAAAGCATATATTTGCCCTCTACAGGACAAGTCAACTAAAGGTATAGCCAATGCTCGGAGAGAAACTCAAAGAATTAAGGGAAGCCAAAGGACTTCTACAAAGGCAGGTTGCTGCTGAATTAGATGTGGATACGGCATACATCAGCAAGATGGAAAATAATGACAAGCCCGTTAGCAAGTCGTACCTCTCCAAGTTAGCTCTCTTATATGGCGTTAGCGAGAAAGAACTCTACACGCTATGGCTTGCCGACAAAGTCTATGATGTGGTAAAAGACCAAGATGTAGCTTTAAAAGCTATGGAAATAGCTGAGGAAAATATAAACTTAAAGAAGAAGATAAAATAGTGAAGAAAATAAAACCAAATACAGTCCATACTTCCAGAACAATAATGTTTTTCGAACTTGAGAAAGTAATGAATTTCTCAATTCAGAATGATAATTACCTTGAATCTATGCAAAATAATGTCTTTGGAAAAAAGTCAGAAGGAGGCATTAAGAAGACAAGTGGTTTTTTATCGCAGCTTTATCAATTCAATATTGCTTCGAATAAATTTAAAGCATTTAGATTTTTTTGGATAAATGCAGATGACAATGAAAAAGTAATGTTGTCTTTTGTTTTTGCAGTGAGTAATGACTATTTACTGCAAGAGAATATTTCAGTTCTGTCAAATTATAAGCTTGGTGTAAAAGTAGAATTAGAAAGCATTGTTGATAATATTGAAAAATATCATCCGAACCGCTATACTAAAGTTACTGGTCACTCTATCGCTAAAAATATTGCAAGCTCATGGAAACAAGCAGGGTTTATTACGGGCAAGGTTAAAAATATCAGAAGCGAACCTATAATTACATACAGAGTTGTAGCTTTTGCTATACTGTTGGCTTATTTTGATGGTATTAGGGGTGATTTTATTTTTCATCATAATACCCTACTTGCATTGTGTTTAAGTGAAAGCAAAATAAGAGAGCTTTCAATTGAAGCCTCAAAAAGAGATTTAATCCAATACCAATATGCTGGAAACATTACTTCTTTTTCTTTCGATAATTTACTAACTAAAATTGGAATTGATGCAATCTAAAATAGACCAATTAATAAGTGCTTATGAATCTGTGGTTAATGAGCCATGGGCATCATCACTATCAGGACAAGAACGTATTTGGTTCTTAGTTTACGACCCAATTGAACAACGTAAAGTTGACCTTAGAATTGGTGACTTTGAAACAACTACTATCAAAGCACAAAAGAGATGGTTTAGTATATCTCTTAAAAACTGTTTTCCGCTTTGGATGTCAAAACATGACTATAAGGAAGAATATTTCAATGACCCTGATAGTTTGGTAGACCAGCTTGAAGCAGAATTTAAGCAATTTGCTATTGATTTTTTAATCGCTGAGTTTGAAAAACATGGTACGGACGATAATACACTAATTGCCGTTAGGGATATTTCATCATTGTTTGGTTTCAATCGTATGTCTGATGTCCTTTCAGGCTGTTCAAATTCTTTCAAGGGTAGAATGCTTCTGTTCTTTCCTGGTGAATACGATAAAAATCAATACAGGCTATTAGATGCAAGAGACGGATGGAATTATTTAGCAAGACCAATTACAGCATAAAAAAATTAACATGAAAAATAAAGAACTTTTTACCCTAAACCCAGACGAGAATAACCTCGTAAATGATGGTGTTGTAGAAATCAATACAGCAAAAGACGATAAAGGTCTTACCATTATTAGGCACGAACTTAAAACATTTGTTTGCGAGGGTGAATATCAAAAAGGTATTTATCGCATTTTAGATACATTCCTAAAACATATTGATGAACCAAGACAGCCAGCAGTTTGGGTGAGTGGTTTTTTTGGTAGTGGCAAATCCCATTTGGTAAAAATGTTGGGTTATTTATGGGAAGATTTTAAGTTTCCTAATGGAGACTCTGCAAAAAAAATAAAAGCATTACCGCAGGATGTAAACGATTTATTTATTGAATTAGAACGTAAGCAAAACATTTATGGCAAACTTTCTATTTCTGGTACTTTAAAAGATTTTCCTTCTGCCGATATTCGTTACTCTTTCCTTCAGTTATTTTTAAATGAATTAGGATTGCCTCAACAATACCACCATTTCAAATTTATCTATTGGACTAAGCAAGAGGGTATTTATGACCAGTTAAAAACAATTGTTGAGGCTCAAGGAAAAGACTTCAAAAAAGAATACGAAAATCTATTTGTTTCTTCAACCATTGCAAAAGCAATATTGGATTTAAAACCAGGCTTTGCAGAAAATGAAGCAAAGGTAAAAGAGAATTTTAAAGCCAACTTCAAACGTATTGAGAGCATTAATAGAGAACAATTAATTGATACCATCAAAACAGAAATTTTACCATTATTCTATGGTGCTAAAATTCCACTTACTTTAATTGTACTCGATGAAGTTCAACAGTTCATTGGTTCTGAGGGCAACAAGAGTATTGATGTTCAAAATTTAGCACAGGATTTATGCAGCAATTTTGATTCTAAATTTTTACTCATTGGTACTGGACAAAATTCACTTTCAGAAACAAGTCTTTTGCAGCGTTTGCAAGACCGCTTCACAGTTAAAGTTTCTTTGTCCGATGCCGATGTTGAAACAGTAACCCGCAAAACTGTTTTAGAAAAAAAACCAACTGCCATAAGTTTAATTGATAAAAAACTAGAAGCTTCATTAGGAGAAATATCAAGAAATCTTTCAGGTACAGATTATGGATATGTAACAAGCGATAAAACAACCCTTGTAGCTGATTATCCAATATTGCCCTCAACAAGAAAGTTTTGGAAAAAAGTTCTGCAAGTAATTGATACAGCCGGAACATCAGGGCAATTAAGAAGTCAGTTAAGAATTGTTGATGAAAGTTTAAAAAAGGTTGCCGACAAAGATTTAGGTTTTGTTGTTCCAGCCGATTTGATTTTTGAACAAAAACAATCACAGTTATTACAAAATGCGTTACTACTTAACGAAACAAATAATTTAATTGTTGGGCGTAAATCACAAGGTGGTGATAGTGCATTAGAAGGTAGAATTTTAAGCGTTGTATTTTTAATCGACCAACTTCCCAAAGACACATCAGGCAAAAGATTAAAGTCTGATGAAAATACAATTGCAGAGTTATTATTGGATAACCTAAATGAAGCTTCCGATAAATTTAGAACCAAAATAAAAGAACTTACATCCAAACTTGCCGAAGAAAAAATATTGATGCCAGTTGGCGATGAATATAAACTTCAAACAAAAGTAGGTCAAGAGTGGGAACAAGAATACACCATTCAAGCTCAAAAACTAGGTGGCTCAGGCGATGATTTAATTCAAGGCTTACGCAAAGAAAAAATCATTAAATTTTTTAAAGAAAAAACCAACACAATCAATGTAACACAAGGGCTCTCCAAACTAAATCGTGAATTTGATTTGTGGGATAAAACCACCATGCCAAGTACCGAACACAAATTAAATTTATGGATTAGAGATGGTTGGTATGAGAACGAAAGCACTGTTGTTGACGAAATAAGAGCAGCCGGAAGTGATTCGCCTCTGGCTTACGTATTTGTAAAAAAATTCAGAGACCCAGAATTACGCTTAGAGATTATTAAATTCCTTGCGGCTGGTTTCACACTAGATGCAATGGGCTTGCCTTCTTCACCAGAAGCAGAACAAGCTAAAAAAAGTATGGAAACACGAAGAGGGCTTGCCAAAATTGCTATTGAAGATATTGTTGAACGAATTTGCAAAGAATCCGCAGTTATTTTAGCAGGTGGTAACATCATTCAAAAAGGCAATATTCGTGAAAATATCGAAGAAGCTTTAAGTGGTATTGCCGATAGACAATTTCCTGAATTTAAAAGCAAAGCAGATTTTGCAAATTGGGGCCAGGCACTTACAAAAGCAATCGCCACCAATCCTGACGCTTTAAACTCAATAGGTTATAGTGGCGATGTGGTAGCCCATCCTGTTTCAGCCGAAATACTACGTTTCATTGGCAACTCAAGCAAACAAGGAAAAGAAATTAGAAATATTTTCATGAAATCGCCTTATGGTTGGAGTCAAGATGCAATTGACACCATCATTATAATGCTGAAAAACACACAGCATATTTCTTGCGATGAACCTTCACTTATTGTAGCAAAAATAAACAATGCAACCTTTAAAAAAGAAGTACATATTCTAGCAGCAAGAGATAAAATTGCTATTAAAAGCTTGTTTCAAAAAGCAGGTATTTCTTGCCCTTCCAACCAAGAGTTGTTTCCTTTTTCAAATACCTATTTAGAAAAATTAAAACAATTGGCTACCAATATTAGTGGCGATGCACCAAAGCCTGAACCCATTAATATTGATTTATTAAAAGAAATAGAGAACAAACAAGGTAACGAAAGATTACTCGAAATTCTTGAACAGCAAAGCACCTTACAAAACTATTATGACGATTGGTTGGCAAAAGACAAGTTAGTTACATCAAGACTACCCCTTTGGCATTTGTTAAGTGAACTTTCTGCCCAAGCCCCAGACCATGCTGATTTTGAACCATTAAAAATAGAAATTCAAGCCATAAAAGACAATCGTTTGTTGTTGCAGCAGCCCGATTTAATTCAGCCCAAATTAGATGAAATAGCAGAAAAGCTAAAGGCTCGTTTAAATCAGTCGAAAGAAAAATTCATTGCATTGTACGATGAAAAAATGAAAATACTGCAAGCAGATGAATACTTTGGAAAGTTAACCCCTGAGCAAAAACATAGCATTTTATTAAAACACCAGTTGCTCACAAAAACAGAAATTAAAGCTTTGGATGCCAATTCGCTTTTACTCGAATTGCAAAAATCACCACTCTACAATTGGGATACAAAAATTGCAGCTCTACCAAGTCAGTTTCAAGCAGCAAGAGAAGATGCCATTAAACTTTTAGCTCCTCAAGCAACTTCTTTCAGTTTACCAAAAGTTACCATTACCAATCAAGCAGATATTGATAATTACATTACCGACTTGAAAACAGAATTAGAAGAATTACTTAAAAAATCTAGCTCTATAATTTTGAAGTAATATGCTTATAAATAAATCAAATAAATCTTTACCATTACTCACTGCAAGGGGCATTTATAATAATGTTACCTGTGGCCATAATTCTATTGCCCAAGATTGTGATTTATTTATTGAGGAAATTATAGGTGCAATTGCAAACAATTCATCTGTACTGCCTATTAATCCTGGTTTTGAATTACATCCTTATAAAGGTGTTTTACAAAACATGGAAGCTGTAAAATACATAATAGGCACATTTCCGCCATTAAGCTATTTGATTGATTCTATTCGAGAACGTAATTTGAATATTACAACTCTTAAACAACCAACACACCCTCATCAAAAAATTGATGAGCCACAAATTCCTTTTTTTCATGGAAATGTTTCAGGTTTATGGAGTGTTTTATTTACGGAAGCTGAATTGTCTGAATTGAAACGTATTGGAAGCCTAAATAGATACGATGCCAAAGAATTTATAATTAACTGGTTAAATGACAATGGTATATATTATGATGACATCATTTTATATACTCAACGTAAATTAGGAAAATTAAAGCCTAGCAATAATCTTGGCTATACCTATGAGGATGTTAATCTATTAAATATCTGCCCTGATTTTAATCTCATAAACAGAGTTTTAACAAATCAGGAATTAAGAGTCATATGTTTTACCAATGGAATGACTTTTCGCACTAATGGATTGATTATATCTGATAGTGGTCTTGTTGAAGCTAAAAATTCTGATGCCCTAAGTTTATTTCTAAGAGCATGTCAAAATATAGGTTTGAAAATTGAAATGCAATGTATGCCTTATTTTGATTGGAAAGTATTGGGTAATTTAACTGAGATACAAAAAAGAACCAAGTTGATTTTTGCATTACGCTTTACAAAAACAAATCAATGTAACAACCCTTTGTTTGTGAATTTTGAACAAAAAATCATAACTGTTCTAACTCCATTCAGTCCTGCTGCACATGGTAAAATTGAATCTCATCCTATTGTAATTTCAATGAAGCAACATTATGGTGCAAACTTTTCTGCTCCTAAATTACTTCCAAGAATTTACGAAAAATTCAGAAATAACACTTACCAAGATTTATATCAATATAATATTAATAATTAAACATGGCAGTACTAACCCCACAGCAACGAAATACGCTAGAAACAGCGGTTAAGCAAGCCCGAAAATTTGCCGAGGTGGGTGCTTTCAATGCACTAAAGGCTATGGCTGTAAACAATCCTGAGCCTTTTTCGCACATGGCTGCCGAACAGCGTACGCTAAGAAATAACCTGCGTAGCAAAGCCCGATTATTAGGCGATGAATTACCTGCAAGTGGTGCTCAAAGAATTGATAATTTATCTTATGAATTAGCTTATGAAACTTGGCACAAAATGTTGTTTGCTAAATTTTTAGAAGCGAACAATTTATTAATCCATACAGCTTCGGGTGTAGCTGTAACTATGGAAGATTGCGAAGAACTGGCAAGCGATGAAAATTTTATAGATAAATGGGATGCTGCTGCCAATTATGCTTCTAAAATGCTACCTGCAATTTTTAGAACAGATGATCCGCTGATGCAAGTGACCTATGCCACAGACGAGCGCATTAAGCTGGAGGAGATTATCGATGGGTTAGAACATGAAATATTTGTTGCGGATGATGCATTGGGTTGGGTGTACCAGTTCTGGCAAAGTGAAGCAAAGGCTGTAATTAATGCCAGTGGCGATAAAATTGATGGAGCAAAGCTGCCAGCAGTTACCCAGTTATTCACCGAACCGTATATGGTTCATTTTTTAATTGACAATACCCTGGGGGCTTGGTGGGTAAGCCGAAATCCTGGAGTTCAACCACCCGTTAAATTTGAATACCTGCGCTTATTGGATGATGGAACACCAGCTGCTGGAAATTTTGAAGGCTGGCCTGATACAACAGCCGAGGTAACTTCTTTAGACCCTTGCATGGGTTCAGGTCATTTTGTGGCTTCTTTATTTCCAGTCTTT